TTGAGCTGTTGTGTAAAAGTTTGCACGACGTACTGTTTGACGATTTGGCTATACGTTTGAGTGCTAGTTACTCCCGCAGCCACGGTTGTCCCGTACGGAGCGCCGGGGTTTTGGCGTGGGATCAGGGACATTGTCAACGACGGGTTGGCTACCGTGGAACCTACAAAAGAAACGTCTGGCAACATCCGCCACACAAACATAAACTCATTTCCGTCGTCAATATCAAAGTCAGCTGATTGGATATACGCTGTGATTGGGTTTGTTACGTCCGTGGACACGTCGTCGTTGCCTTGTTCTTGAACAAGCAGTCGTCCAATTACAGAATCCCCAAAGGCTGCAAGGGGTCCTGCCTGTAGCGGTGAATCCAGCCATGCTGTGCGAGACAGACTGCCAAAATACCAAATACGTTCTAAGTGGTTGTACACCACATAGCTATCTACCACGGGGTCTCGTGCTTGGGTCAGTGCCGCAGCTTCCTCAGTACCAGACACGTAGAACCACCAGATTTCGTTAAAGCCTTCGTTTGTGGCCGAGAATGTCTGGTACTGCTGGTTTGGAGCAATGTCTGTAAAAATGTATTGACGTAAATCGCAAGGCAGTGTCTGCACACGACCGTCGTACATATAGAACTTGTCCGTACCCATCCAGTAAGCGGTGTTGTTCACCGTCGCTACTACGTTTGGACTGATGATGGAGAGGTTACTCATCAAGGGGGTGATGCCCCAAACAAAAGGTGGGCCAAGGTACTGCATAGAGTACAGCGCAGCATCGGTCCAAACTAAAATTTCCTGCTTCATCTTGGCGGCTGTCACGATAAACGAGCCAGTAGATAAGCGCTGCTCACCTGCTTGGTTAATGACGGAGGGAACCCAGTCGTACACGTTTTCTTGGTCTGACCAGCGCACCAACATTGGGTCAAAAACGGTGTTGGAGTTAAACGGGTCGTAAGAGTTAGCGCCAAAGCAAATGGCAAACCGTGACACGTCGGAGACCATGATCTTATTTGTGGTCGTTGGGACAAAGTTGTAAATAGTGCTGGGGTATCCCGCAGCAATAGCTTTGTCTCTCACGGTTATGGCACGCACAAACGCGCTGGTGTCTTTTGTCCAGTAGTACGGTGCCCCGCCACGCGGAGCAAGCAGTAAGTCTTGGCCGTAGTTATCCGAAGACCACAAACGCATTTGCTGGCCGACACCGCTCACCGCAGAGGCTAGGCCCCAACCAGTAGCATTAATAGATGGCACAAGCGCTGTAAACTGGTAGACAGGTATTGGGATAGGACTTCCGCCATTACCTGCGGTGGGCTGAACAGCATGGAACGACGCCGTGCTTCCATTTGTGCCGCGAGTGCAGCCCGTGAACGAAGTAGCCGTTACGCCCGTGTAAGTGATGATCTCCCACTCGATCTGAATTGTGCCTGCGGCGGGGAACCCTGTCGTAGAAGTTACGTTGATCGTAGTAGCGACGGCATTTAAGTACACGTTTCTAGTTACGCCAGCGCCTGCTGTTACCGTCAGTGTGGTTGCAGCCGCACCAATACGAGAACCGTTCCAAGAACCCGCACCCCACCCGTTACCTAGCGTATACACAGGTAGGCCAACAGGAATCTCGTAGGCCGCATTGATAGCGGCTCCCCCGCCCGTAACAGAAGATGAGGCTAGAGTACCAAAGTCCACCGTGTACGTGTTCAAGTCAATAACAGTTTTAACTTGGTAGCCCACAGTACTATTGATTGTGTTTGCGGCAATACCGCCCACAGCGGCGGACCCAGAAAAAATAACGAAGTCGCGGAGAGACGCGCCGTGCGCAGTGTCGGATACTGTAACAACTGAAGAGCCACTAACGGTTGTAAACGGGTTAGTAAGCGGGTTGGTAGCCGAACGGTACGGGGTAATATTGCGGTAAATACCGCCGTAAAACAAATAGTAGCGCAGATGTGTGCCTACCCCAACTAAGTTTTCGCCAGACAACGACGCCCAGTTAACTATGTCGCGGGAGACACCTTGGTAGTTGTATAGGTAGTAGTTACTGTCTGCGGGATCGACTGTGTAGCCGCCTGCCAAAACCCACCCGCCAATTTTCTGAGGGGCTCCTGAACGGAAACGCACCTTGTCCATGTCGTACCACCCACCTTCATTGGTGTAGTTAGTATTCTCAAGGTTAACGCCGGGCTTAAAAATAAGTTTTTGTAAAGGCATGGCGATATTGTCCCATCAAAAGGTCTGGGTATCAAGCGTGTAGGCCGGGCAGGTATACCGTCTTGCCGTCTTGTTTTACTGCTGTCAAGGTCTGGCACTTTAAATTAGCTGGGTCGTAGGACACGTGCACCCAGCCGCTGTCAGGAATACCCTGTGTGTAGAACTCTAGAATGACCTGAGTGAACTTGTAGTTCTGGGCGATGTACTCCGCCAGCTCATGGTTTGGCACTCCGGGAATCTCGATGTCAGCAGCCATGCCGAGGCAGTGGTCAGATGTTCTGGAACCTTTTACCGCAGCGTTTACATCTGGGTGCCGGAACCCTGAGTTGACCTTGACACCCTTGCCGTAGTGGTCACGAATCTTTTGTAGCACTTCGCCCGCCAGTGTGGTCAGGTTGGCAATCTCGGCGGGGCCGGGTTCGTTAGGCATATCCAAGCGCAGAGCAGTCTCGCTCTTGGTGAGTTCGTGCAGGGAGAAGTTGGCTGTAAGCTGTGTCATTTTTTAACCTTATCTGCAATTTTTTCCATAGTCCGACCACCAAAGTAGAAAGACATAACCAACATACCCCACTGGCCTAGAAGCTCCACGTAAGTCCCCCGTGTCTCATGCCCAAATATGGAGGCAATAGCAAAGCCGCTGTAAGCCAGCAAAAGGAATATTAACGTAGCAGGACGGATGTTCTTAGACAGCCAAGAGTCAGAACCCATGTCGGCTTGCAAGCGTTGCGTCAGGTTGTTTTGCTCGGCTTTATAAAACTCCAACTCCATCTCTTGAAGTTTTGCAGCAGCAGCAGGGTCACCCGCAATAGCCTTTGCCACAGCCTCAACAGAATCAGAAACGCCAAGGCGACTAGCAATAGCACTAACGGCGGCCCCGCCAAGCGGTCCAGCAATCGCTGTTGCAAGCGTGGGTGCAATACCCTTGAGAAGATTGAGTAGGTCATTCATTGTCTTTCCTTTCCAAAAGTTTTAACTTGCGCTCTTTTTCTTCGATGCGGATCAGCAGCACTTCGGCCTTCTTCAACTGTTTGGTTTGGTAAGCAATGGCAAACGACAACATCATCAAGCAAAAAATGATGAGCGTAACAATGGCTACCCAAAACCAAAATTCTTTCATAGAATGAAATACAGTCCAATCAGTTCTAGCGTTATCATCGCCACCACCAGCCCGTAAGCTAGTTTGGCCGCTAGGATTTCGTTGCGGTGTTCGTGTTGCCATGCTGTGTCTCGCTCTCTCTTGAGTTTCAACTCACGGGCAACTTCTTGCTCCTCGACAATTTCCTCTTGCTTGGCCAAAAACTCTTGATACATTGCACCTAACCCCAGCGACTCAGGCGTACCGTAAATCATAGACTGCTTAAGTTGCGCGGACAGTTGTTTCATTTGCCACTGGATTTCAATACGGTCAATGGCACTGTCTGCAACCTTTTCGGTTACAAGGGCTTCTTCTTCAAGTTCGCGGCAGTGGATTTTGAGCTGTCTGATGGCTTCGAAGTAGACCTTGAGGTTCTCGCAGATGTCGTGGACGGCGCGGGCTTGGTGCTCTTCGTAGCTGAGTTCGGGCTCGTGTTGATTTTTGGGCTTCTTTTCGACACGTTTTGTTGACGTGTCGATGTTTCCTTCATTGGTGAGGGTGACATCTGGTTTTGTGGGCTTGGGGGTTGCGCCAAAGAGTCCTGTGATCCAGCCCCAGAGTCCTGTGACTTCGGCGTAGATGGCTCTGGCGTCGGAGACCCCGCCCTCAACCTGCTTCTTAAACTTTCCAATCTCGGCTTTGCCTTCAGATAGCATTTGACAGCCAGCGCGGATAGCACTGACCGCACTCTGAGCCATAAGAAGGAGACTGATTGGGTCCACATCAAAACGGTTTCACTAAGCCACTGTGCAGCGGATTGGTCACGCCCGCAGGAATCATGGAAGGGTCAAGTACATCTTCTTCACGCTCACCTGTGCGCAAGGCATGTAGGCATGAGGCAATTGTGTTGTCTTCAAGCGCGGTCAGGAAGTGCGCCTTGCCCTTAGTAATATAAATCATATGAGGCGCTTTAAACACAGTTTTATTACCTTCAACGTCTACCTCAACACTGCCTTTTGAAAGCAACGTAATGTGATCGAAATTATGGACGTGACCTTCGTTGCAGTCCCCAGCTTTGCTAAAGTGCATCATACGAACCCACAGGTTTGATACGCAAGCCATTGTTGTTTCTGGATAACTCATACGCCCACCACAATCTGTCCTGATTCCCAAGCGTCTGTCGGTACAAGATTTCCAAAAGACCAACAAATACGGCTAGTGTTTCCCGTAACAGGGGTTGTATATTGTGCATTGTTTGAAGTCAAATACACCAGTAAATCGCCTTGGTTTACAGAGTAATCTACGCCATTGATCTGCGTAACCCCGCCAGCCTCGGTTTGTTGGGTAACAATAAACGACCACAACTGTCCTTGGTCTTCAAGTAACGGGGCTTGGTAACTAAAAATATCCGCCCCGGTTGGCATATAGGTTGTAACAATCCCGTCAGTCCCTTGATTTGAAACAATTGGGTATCCTGTTACGCCACAGTACGCACGGGTTTGCGCAGCAATATCAAAAACAACTTGTGGGTAGGTGTATAAAGTTGTATTAAGCCGAGAGGTATAGCGCGAAGTAGTATTGATACCCAACGTCATCATGTTGTTATCGTGCCCCTCTTGCGTCAACGCGGTAAGTTGCGTGCATTGTTCTTGCGACAAATAGTTTCTTCGAATTTCGATGCGCATTTTTATAGCTCCGTTACTGGAATTTCAGTAGGGTCTGATGCAAGCAAGCCGAACCGAACAAGGGACTTAGCCACCTGCTTATCGAACTCGATTTGTGCCCACATAGCTGCATTTGCTTGCTGTGTAGTGGTCGGAGTTGCTACTGGCAATTCCTGCGCAAGCGCGGTGATTTGGTCTTTCATTAAGTGATACTTCCGTTACGTGTTCCAAATGCAATCCATGTGATGTTTGAGTTGCCTGCAACTGCGCCGCCTCCGGCTCCGCCTGATCCACCTAATGTGCCGCCGCCGCCGCCTGAAGGTCCAGTACCCCCAGTAGCCCCAGCCGATCCCCCATTTGCGCCTGCTAAGTTAAATTGCCCGCTGTTAACAGTATCAAGTGCCGCCGCGCCGCCAGCGCCCTCACTTACAAGAGTACCAGCTTGTCCTGCATTAGAAGTGAAAGTAAACTGAGATACCGCCGCACCGCCTGCTCCTCCACCAATACCTCCCCCGCCGCTACTACCGGTGAGCGTTGTCGATTGGCCTTTGCCGTAGAAACGTTGAACCATACCAGCGCCGCCACCGCCACCACCACCACCAGAAATAGTGTTTGCGTTGTTAATACTTACAGCAACAGAAACGCTTAAAGCAAGCCCTCCACTCGCACCATCAGTTCCGTTAGCAACCGCAAAACCGCCAGTACCACCAGCGCCGCCCATGCCTTGGATAACGCCACTATTTATAAGGGTTACGCCTCCGGGGAAGCTGCCGTTAATTGTTAGCGCCGGGGTGCCTGTACTTGTCGAGTAAACATACACGCCAGAGTTAATCGTAGCCGAAACAGAGCTTGACTGGTTCCATCCAGCAGCGACAGCTAGGCTGCGTAAGTTAGCGTTTGCTTGGTCGGCCGCAATCGTAAATGAAAATGCGTTTGATGTACCGTAGAAATTCTGAATGCTGATCTGCCCGCTACTTGGCACTGCTCCGTATGTACCGGACGTGCCCGGTGGAACTAAACCGCCGCCAGCGTAGTACTCGCTCAAGCTGATGGGGTTGGAACCTCCAAACTCAGTTTGGATATCCGACATGGTGAGTTGGCCAGAAGAAGGAAGCGCCATTACTTAACCTCCAAAGCCTCGATGCGTGCGGTCAACTCGCCGATAGCGGCAAAAGCCAAGGCACTGAGTTTCTCATAATCGACTGCAAGAGAACCGTCTGCACGTTTGCGAACAGCGGTGGGGAACACTTTTTCAACGTCTTGAGCGATTACACCAAAATCAGACTTCTGCACAAAGTAGCCATCCGAACCACCTTGGGCTTCGATGTATGTGTCAGTCCAGTCAAACAGTTTGCCGCCAATAGAATTGACTGTGGCTAACGCGTTGGGGATTGTGCGTACGTTCTCTTTGAACTTGATGTCCGACGAATAAAACGCCGTGACGTTACCGTAAGAATTTAAAGCGCCAACAAAATACGTTGTGCCGGAATTAAGACTTGAAACTGTAGCCGCGTTACCGGAGATGTCAATGCCCCAAGTGCCGGATGCTCCCGAACCGTTTGTGGCTGCTGCGCCGACGCTACTTGCAGTGAGCGTTACAACGCCGGTCAGGCCGTTAACAGAAGATACTGCGCCCCCGGAAGCCCATGACAATACGCCAGAACCGTTTGTGGTCAAGACCTGACTAGCGGAACCCGCTGTGTCAGGAAATGTTAGGGTTACATTGCTTGCAAGCGCTGCTGGTGCGCGGAGCGATATGGTGTTAGTGCCTTGAGCCGAAGACTCTCTCAAAGAAACTTGACCGCCAATAGACGAAGACTGTGCCGCCACGGTAACCGTGCCAACAAAAGAGCTTGCACCGTTGTCATCTATTGTGGCTGCGGAGTTCTCCAAAAGCTGGCCGGTTGTGCCGTTAAACCGGGCAATTGCGTTATCTGTTGAAGAGGCTGGGCCGGTCACGTTGGCCGTTGAAGAAGACTGAATACCTGCCAAGGCGCTAATGCCGTTACAAAATACCACGGTAGCATTGGCATCGAGGACGGTCACCCCGCCAACTTGTGCCGCAGTTTTAATGGTTAGCGTCTGGCCTGTGCTGTTACGAACGACGTACAGTTTCTGAGATGCAGGAATAATAATGTTGGTCGCGCCCCCCGGGGTGCCCGTAAAACTCAACACCGCGCATCGCGCTTCGTCAGGCGTACCGTTTAAAGACTGTAGCGTGTAATCTGCCGAGGAAGACAAAACAATCGACGCTACGCCAGCAACGGACTGCTCCACAAGAGCACCTAAGTTACCGTTAGTAGTCGTGCCCCAAAGACCGGCTTGGTCGCCAGAACCAATCAGTTCAAATCGCAGGAGTGGGGAGTAGGTTGATGCCATGATTTTTCCTTATTCGGCGGTGGGGATGTCGTTCCATCCCGGAGCTTGTGCGTCGTTAATATTTGTCCAGACTGTGCTCTGGGCGTTGTTTACATCTTGCCACGGTGTTGACTGCGCTGTGTTTAGCACAGCCCATGCCGGTGTTTGGGCATCGTCTACATTTTGCCACACGACGCTCTGGCTGTCATCAATAAGCTCCCACAGGAAGCGGGCCAGAATCGTGTCTGCGCCCTGTGAGTTCTCAGATACAGAAGCCAAGAAGACAGCAGTGGCAATCAACGTATCAAGCGCGTTAGCTATCTCTAGGACCGCAGCCCCAAAGACAGACGGCGCTACCAAGACTGCATCCTCGCCCAACGCGGACTCAAGGATAGTCGCCGCAAACCCAATCGTGGCAACGTTTGTCTCTGACCCTGTGGCGGCTTCAGCAATTTGTACGCTAAAGAGCGGGACCCCAAAAATAGCGTCATTGGCCGAGACGGTCTCAACTACCTGTGCTGCAAACGCACTGGCCCCAACATCCACAATATCCGTCGCCGTAGCGGATTCAACAATAAAGGGGTAAAGAAACTCCCCTACCGTTGAAAACGACGTTGACGATATGGGGTTAAGGCCAAACATGGCAGCTTAAATTACCAAGGCAATGGCGCTGGCTGTGGTGTTGGAACAGCGGCTTGTGCAATTAGGAAATCAACTTCTGTTTCCATGTTTGTAACACGCTCTGGGCCAAGGGCTGATTGCGTCCATGCCAATGCTTGCGCTTGGGTGATCTGGTCATAAGGCGTAAAGTCATCAGGGTTAGCTGGTGCTAGATTTACAGAGTAGTTAACCTGTTGACCATCTTTAGCAATGGTGAAGTTGCTCATTACCACGGTCTGTGGCTCTGGGCTGTTCATGACTTGAAGGCTGTTGACTGTCCATGTGTATGACATGATTTACTCCTGTGGTGCTGGAAGGGTTTGGGGGGTCTGGTCGTAGACTTGTTTGGCAATGTTGTTCATCACCATAAACGCGCCCGTCTTAGTTGGCAGTTCACCCAAAACTTGTTGGATGAAATCAATTTCTTCTTTTGTCAATTCAATTTGCATCTTAGATGTCCTCTGCGCCAGCGTATGGAGTCAATGTCTTCAGGACGCCGTAAATCGCGGGAATCAAGTCGCCTTTGAGGTCGTCAACCCCAATATAGTGAGCGTGTTGAGCAACTGAAGGCCAGCCAGCTTTACGGGCTTCCTCTGTTGCGTGGACTTCCACTTGAACTTGAATTTGGTCTTTTGTACCAAAGAAATTTGTGATACGGGCGTAGGCTTGGGTTTCCTGCTGCCCGTTTGTGTTGTTGATTGCTGTGATTTTGAGTGCCATGTTTACTCCTTAATAGGTCATCTCTGTGGTTTCGATCTTGGCAACACAACGGATTGTCGTAGCTGCCTGACCTGTGAAAGTGATAGCTAAACCGCCATTGGTTGTGTCTGCTGTGGCTGCGATAGCCCATGTAGATGCACCAGCGTCACCGTAGGATGATAATACTGTAGGCGACCCTACCAAGGCCGTAGAAGCAGCGTTAGCGCCACGTTTGATGACGCCCTCAATCGTCCAGCCTTTAGTGTTGCCGCCACCTGTTACACCAGCAACCACAGTACCTGCAAAGAAATAGGCTGAGTTGTTGGGTAGGATTACTTGGTTAAATGTTGCAGCAGCAGAGCCATCTGAAGTAATAACTGTGGCTGTGGCATCGGTTGTTTGTTTGCCAAGAACAATTAAAGCTGCTTGTGAGTTTCCAGTACTGGAACCAACGGGACTAATAGACGCAGGGAAAGCTGTGTATCCAACAATTCCTCTTGATGTACCACGAACACCACCCAAAACCGCCGAATACGGACCTGTTGCTTGGTTAAAAACACCACCTAAAACTGCACTTGCATAGCCAGTTGAAGAATTGCCTGTACCACCAACTATTACGGAATCACCCGTATTGCCGCCAGAGGTTATATTGTTTCTTCCACCCCCAACAAAATCACCAACTCCAAAAGCAATGTTTCCGCGACCACCACCAACAAAAGACCAATCCCCACTAGCCACGTTCCTATTCGCAGCAGTACCAGCATCACCACCACCACCGATGAAACTGTAAGAGCCTGTGGCTTGGTTGTTACCTCCACCTACTACTATTCCGTGAGGGGTAAAGAAAGATAGGGTTGATGTGGATGAGCCAGAAGCTACCTTAGACAGCGTGAGGGATGTGCCTGAGATAGCGGCAACGTAGGTATCACCAGCAATGCTTGTGCCTGTGATGTACTGGCCCACACGAATGTTTGCGTTGGTAGCAGCAAGCGTTACGGCTGTCGTGCCGTTCATTGTTGCAGATTGAGTTGTTACAGCAGAACCAGATGTTCCAGAGTTGGTAAAACCACCACCAATTACGTTGTAATAGCCAGCAGCGGTATTTGCCTGACCGCCAAGAATTTCAGAAATAAACCCGCTGGCAGTATTGTTTGTACCGCCTAATACGGTTGCATAAACTCCAGTTGCAAAGTTTCCATTGCCCCCACCAACCACGGAAATAAACCCGCTGGCTTGGTTTGCCTGACCCAAACATTAATTTAGCGTTGTCCTCAAAAGGTGCTTCTACTGGTGCTT